GGAATCTATGGCTTTTTGTCTAAAGCACATATCGACCAGCAGATCAAGATGAACAGTGGTATCGCAACACAGATTCCTGTTATTGAAACACAGATCAACTCTAAAGAACTAACTATTCGAGACCTCGATAAGCAGATTGCAGTTATTGATGATGCTATCAAGAAACTAATCGATACAGGCAAATCTGAAAACGCACTCAAGAATAATGAGAAGCAAACAAGTAAGCGTGATGAGTTAGTAAAGAGAAAAGAGAAAGAAACTGCTGATCTTGTTGCTATCAAGTCCAAGAAGATTGAACTTGAATCTGAAGTCAAAAAGATTGAAGCAGAAGTAGGACCAATCAAATATATTGCTGAGTTGTTTTATGACACATCTGATACAAAACTGCTTGACAAAGCAGTCAGAGGTGTTATAATCATTCTCATCATCGTATTTGATCCTCTTGCTATTTTTCTACTGATAGCATTCAATATTTCGATGAAGCGTAAAGAAGAAGGGAACATGGAGTACTTGGAAATACCAAAGTCATTTCGTGAGCCTAAGAAAACAAAAAAGAAAAAAGTGGTAGTACAAGATCAAAATGATTTCTAAATAGAGTGTGGGCGAGATTGCCCACATTCACATTCTAAGGAGAACCTTATGTCTGATATCTTTTCTGACCTGCTCAAAGAAGCAGGCAACGAATACGCTGGTATTGCTGAAGATGGTGTTGAAGCAGGTGACATCACAGGCTATATCAGTACCGGCTCTTATTCTCTCAATGCACTACTCTCTGGTTCAATCTACGGTGGCTTCCCTGCAAATAAAGTCACTGCTCTAGCTGGTGAACCATCGACTGGCAAGACCTTCTATGCCATGAACATCTGTCGAGAGTTTCTCAAAGCAAATCCCACAGGCTTTATCTTTTACTTCGAATCGGAATCTGCGATCTCAAAGCAGATGCTATCTGATCGTGGTATCGATACAAAGCGTATGGCAATTGTGCCTGTAGCGACAATTCAAGAGTTTCGCACACAGTCAATCAAGATCCTCGATAAGTACATGCTGCGTGAAAAAGGTGATAAGAGTGAGAAGCCACCAATGCTTTTCGTTCTAGATTCTCTAGGCAATCTATCAACTGAAAAAGAAGTTGCGGATATGTCTGAAGGCAAAGACACACGAGACATGACTCGGGCACAGTTGATCCGTGGTGCATTTCGTGTGCTCACACTCAAGCTCGGTAAAGCAAAGGTGCCATTGATCGTAACCAATCACGTTTATGATGTAGTTGGTTCATATGTTCCTGTGAAGAAGATGGGTGGTGGCTCTGGTCTAGAGTATGCAGCATCTACCATCGTGTTTCTATCCAAGAAGAAAGACAAGACTGACAACGAGGTAACAGGTGCAATCGTCACTGCTGTTCTCAAGAAGGCTCGATTGACGATTGAGAACAAGAAGGTCGAAACACTGCTAGAATACACAGACGGTCTTGATCCATACTATGGTCTGCTTGATCTTGCAGAGAAGTTTGGTATCTTCAAGAAGGTATCAACTCGATTCGAACTACCAAGTGGTGACAAGGTGTTTGAGTCTGCCATTCTCAAGAATCCAGAGAAGTATTTCACTCAAGAAATTTTAGATCAAATCGACGAGAAATGTAAAGATGAGTTTCTATATGGCAAAACTAATGTAATGGTGGAGACTGAAGAATGATTGTTGGCGAAGACTTCAAATTTCGTGATGATATCAAAGCAGACACAGCACCAATCGAAATCTTGACTGAACCGTACAAAGGTGTTATACTACGTTACACTAAAGTCGGCATCAAGGAAGAAGAAGAGAACGATAATGTGCTTCTTCAATTTGAGTATGAACTGATTGAGATGGGTGAACACACTGAAACAAAACTTCGTCGAGATGTAAAGTTTCAAGAGTTTGCTGGTCTGATTTTGAATGCGTTGCTTCTCGAATCCTTAGAGGCTGAAGAGAAAGATCAAAAGGAAAAAGAATGAACATTGAAAAGATTGTCTTGAAGAATCTGTTCTTAAATGAAGCATACACAAGAAAGGTTCTGCCATTCATCAAAGACGAATACTTTCTTGCTGAGGAAGATAGAACACTTTTTAAGACAATCAAAGATTTTCTGTTGAAGTTCAACACTCAACCAACGTTTGATGCTTTGCGTCTCGAGGTTGAATCAAAGGAAAATCTAAGGGAAGATACAGTCAATCAAATTGTTACTTCTCTCAAGGAGTTTCATGCTTCCGAAGAGAAGACTAACATTGATTGGCTTGTATCTTCTACTGAACAGTTTTGCCAAGAGAAAGCAATCTATAACGCCATCATGAAGTCGATTGATATCATGAACAGCAAAGGCAAGGAGAGTAAGGGTGCAATCCCTACTCTTCTTTCTGATGCGTTGGCTATCTCATTTGATCCTAATGTTGGTCACGACTATCTCGAACAGTATGACGAACGATATGAGTATTATCATCGAGTTCAAGAGAAGATTCCGTTTGACCTTGAGTATTTCAATAAGATCACAAAAGATGGATTGCCCAAGAAGACTTTGAACATTGCGTTGGCAGGTACAGGTGTTGGTAAGTCGTTGTTTATGTGCCATGTTGCGGCATCATGCCTCAATCAAGGCAAGAACGTTCTGTATATCACCCTTGAGTTGGCTGAAGAAGAAGTAGCCAAGCGTATCGATGCCAATCTCATGAACATCTCGTTTGAAGATTTGATGGTATTGCATCAAGACAACTATATGAAGAAGGCTGAGTCAATCAAGAAGAAGACCAATGGCAAACTTATCATCAAAGAATATCCAACAGCGTCAGCATCAACGATCCATTTCAAGGCTCTGTTGAATGAACTTAGTCTCAAAAAGACATTCAAGCCAGATATCATCTTTGTTGATTATCTCAATATCTGTAGTTCAGCACGAATCAAGCCAGGTGGCAATGTCAACTCATATACCTACATCAAGTCAATTGCCGAAGAGCTTCGTGGTCTAGCCGTAGAGTTTGAAGTCCCGTTGGTGAGTGCAACACAAACGACACGATCTGGTTATGTGAGTTCCGACATCGGTCTTGAAGATACGTCCGAGTCGTTTGGTCTACCAGCCACAGCCGATTTCATGTTTGCGTTGATCTCGACAGAGGAACTTGAAGAACTTGGTCAAATCTTGGTCAAACAGTTGAAGAATCGATACAATGATCCTTCTACAAACAAACGGTTCGTAATAGGTATTGACAGGAGCAAAATGAAGTTGTATGATGTAGAATCTTCCGCACAAGCAGATATCGTGGATTCTGGACAAGTTCCAAATCAAGTAGAAGCCAAGAATAAGTTCAAAGCATTGAAGGTGGTCTGATGAAATATTCTGTTCATTTGGTAGAAGATAATGAGAATAACTTCTTTCATGTTGTGTATGAACATGCAACGGAGCAAGTAATCGATTACTTCTTCTTTGAAGACGAAGCAAACGATTACGGACTATTCCTAAATAAAGGTGGTGCATTCGATGGCTTTACACCTAAGTTTATCTTGACGGAAATCAAGTACCCGAACAACACGGCAAGTATAAACAGGAAGTTTGAAGATTTGTTAGCTGAATAATTCCCACAATCGTGACTTGACATGGAATGTTTTGCCTGTTATACTGTGTCTCAATCAACAGGAGCATACATGGCATATCTACGCATCCGTGGCTACAACGAAAACTTGACCAAGCGTGAGACGGAACGTGTTATTGACTTGTTTGGAAAACATCTTCTTGGTAAGATGTACAAACATGTTGATATCGATGTTGAGTTCCTTCGTCTACATGGTATGTGGGGTCGGTGTGGTATCATTGACATCCATAAAGGTAAGTGTCGTGACTTTGTGTTGGAAATCAATAGCAAGCTGTGCAAGAGGAATCAAATCAAGACCATCGCTCATGAGTTGGTACATCTAAAGCAGTTTGCTCGTGGTGAGTTTATGGATCTAGGTTGTGATGAATACAAGTGGAAGGGCAGCATCATGCGGTTGCCCGACTCGCAGTACATGAAGTTTCCGTGGGAAGTAGAAGCATACTCCATGGAAAACAAGCTGTATGAAATCTACAAAGAGAACTTCTAATGGGAAACATATTGCCCTACCCGAGAATGCCTGAGGAGCGTAAAAGTTCCTCAGGCGTAAAACACACAAGATACATGAATGTCCTTTCTAAACTAGCCGCAGACATTCCACAACCCGTTGGTGGTAATGCTAGACTATCAGCCTGTATCGTTTATCGAGGTGATATCGTCTCGTTTGGTATCAACGAAATGAAATCACATCCTTTTCAGGCTAAGTATGGTAAGAATGCTGACTCTGTGTTCCTTCATGCCGAAACATCTGCTATCAAGAATGCTCTCAAGTATATTTCACAGGACGAACTGGAAAAATCCACGCTATATATTTGTCGTGTAAAGTATATGGATCATACCAAGAAGCAACTTATTTTTGGACTGTCAAGACCATGCCCAGGTTGTTTTCGATGCATAAACACGTTCAACATCAAGCAAGTTGTTTTTTCACTTGACGGGCATGGTTATGATATGCTATAAATACCGAACATGAACGAAAGGGACAACACTATGTTCAAGGTCATCGCTCTTACCACTCTACTAATCTTCTCTACAATCACAGGAACTACCAATGTTCGAGCACAATCTAGCACAGATGAAGTTATCGTTGGTGCTCTTATCCTTGGTCTGGGTATTGCAGCACTTGCTGAGGGTCGGCGTCACTATCGCAGGCATCACCATCATCACAATCATTATGCTCCTCAATATGTTCCCCATCATTATGCACCTCGGCATCATCTAGATCGTCCTCGGTGGCATCACGAACATAGGCATCATCGTCACCATCGCTAATCAGGAATTTTGTCATGAAAAAGATTGTCATCTCTATCCTGCTGTTCCTAGCATCTCTAGGTTCAGCACTCGCCCAACAAGTACATGATTACAAGATCCTACGTGTCATCGATGGTGATACTGTAGAAATCGAAGCACCATTTCTTCCAGTAGAACTAAAGCAAGTATTCTCATTACGTCTCGTTGGTATCGATACACCCGAAAAGGGTGCTCGGGCTAAGTGTGAACGTGAGCGGGAACGTGCTGCTGAAGCTAAGAAATTTGTTGAAGATCGTATTGCCGCAGCCAAAAAGGTTCAAGTGTTGCTTGTTGGTTGGGACAAATACGGCGGTCGTGTTCTTGGTGACGTAGTGCTTGACGGTGAATATCTAAGTCTAACTTTAATCATCAATAACTATGCTGTGATGTACAACGGTTCTGGCAGAAAGAAGGATTGGTGCGATGGACGCTAAGAAGGATTCTTCATCATTTTGGTCATGCGAATGTATCGGTCCTCAAGAGGGTCAAGAATACTGTCCATGTGTTCTTGAGATGTATGCCAAAGAGCAACAGTTTAGGGAATCGTATGAATCCATCATGCAGAAACTTTCCGATCTTCAACAAGAGATAGAGACCTGTAGCTCAATGGTTAGAGCCGATCGCTCATAACGGTTTGGTTGGGGGTTCGAGTCCCTCCAGGTCTACCAAATAGGGCGATAGCACAGGTGTGCGGGAGAGATTTATAAACTCTTATAGCGGCAGATTACCGTTCTCGGGAAGGCTCGATACCTTCATCGCCTACCATAAGCACTATTGGTGAACTGGCTATCATATCGGTCTGTCGAACCGGAGTAGAGGGATCGAAACCCTCATAGTGCGCCAACTATATACTTCTTTATTCCAGCGTAGCTCAACGGTAGAGCAATCGGCTGTTAACCGATTGGTTATAGGTTCGAATCCTATCGCTGGAGCCAATTCAAAGGAAAATCTATGACTATTATTGACAAGTCCACTTACTTCGTGGGCAATGACACTGGAATTCTTCTCATTCATGGTCTTGGTGGTACTCCTGTTGAAATGCGTTATATCGCTAATGGACTACATCGTGCAGGTTACACAGTCTATTGCTGCCAACTTGCAGGACATTGTGGTTCACCTGAAGACCTACAAAAAGTTACATGGAAAGACTGGCTTGTCTCAGTCGAACAAGCACTAGACAAGATGAAACATTGCAAGAAGGTGTTCGTTGGTGGACTATCAGCAGGATCATTGCTGGCTCTGTATCTCGCAGAGAAATATCCTAAGCGTATCTCTGGTTGCCTGCTTTACTCACCAACACTTGTTCTCAACGGCTGGTCACTGCCATTCTATATGAAGTGGCTTCGTCATTTGCGTCCATGGATGATGATGTTTGACATGATGCTATCTGAGCGTCATCCACATGGCATCAAGGATGATCGTGTGCGAAACATGATCGTCAATTCTATGCAAAGCAACACAACTGATGCTGGCACATTCTACACACCACTATCAACGATGATTCAATTCAATTGTTTGTCTGCGTACATGCGTAAGCGATTGAGTAACATCAAAGTTCCTCTCATTACATTCCATCCACGTGAAGATGATTTTGCTCATATCTCCAACTCAGAGGAGATTGTCAGAAAGTCATCCGGTCGTGCGGAGTTAGTTGTGCTCGATGACTGCTATCATATTATTGTGCTTGACAGGCAGCGAGACATTGTGCTATATAAGAGTCTAGAGTATGTCTCTTCGTTTCTTTCAGCGGAACGAAAAGATCGTGAGAAGAAAGTTCTACAGTATAGGTCACGTAGTTCAGTTGGATAGAACAACGGATTTCTAATCCGTATGTCGCAGGTTCGAGTCCTGCCGTGATCGCCACTTCTCGTAAACAATCAAGGAAAAATAAAATGAAGAAGACGCTACTTTTCGTAGCCCTAATGCTATTTGCTACACCAGCATTTGCTGATTCGGGCTTCGACAACTTCCCAACGGCATTCAAGACTGAATCGATGGCAGATAAGGCACTACGGGAATCTCGAGGTGCTCGTGGTTCTCACGATCATGGTTCACATTGTATGCCTCAGCCTATTCGTGCAATGCTTGACACTGTGCGATCACTTTTTGGCTCTGTTGGTATTATCTCGGCTCATCGTCCTGGTGCAAAGATTCGTGGAACAGGAAAAGCCAGTTATCATGCATCATGTCAGGCCGTAGATATTGTTCCACCCAAGAATAAGCGTAATGAAGTAATTGCTTATCTCAAAGCAAATTGGAATGGTGGGCTTGGAACGTATTCCTGCGGTGCTCATCATGTCCATCTTGATACTGGACCTCGTGTCCGATTCCATAAGTGTCATTAGTTTCCTCTTGACATCTCTGTAGTTCCTGTTATAATATATCAGAAATGCGAAGAGGCAACTATGGAAATCTTGGAACGTATCGCTTTGGGAGTAGGCATTCTTGCCTACTTCCTTTTTGTATGTCTTGTACTGAGTTTTATCGTCAACATCTTCTACTACTAACATGGAAAGCAAAATGAAAATCGCAGCAATCGCACTAGCATCTGTTCTCCTGTCTGGTTGTTCTATGTCGGTATGGCACACTCGTACACAACCCGCTCAGGTAGATATTGGTCAGTTTTCACGCAAGGTCCATTTTATTGAGTTGATGGAACTCGTTCATGAGAACTGGCACAAGGGTGCATCACCTGCTTTGAAAGAAAAGGCTCAACGACTGATGTTTGAAGCAGGTCTGGTTCAGCAGTGTGCTAACAAGAAGTGCTGGCTTGCATACAGCAATCTGCGCATCACAACTGAAGAAGATTGGATTGTGATCGAGTATCCTGACAAGTCAATCCTCAAGATTGATGCCCGTGAACCCGATAAAGCAGCCAAGATCATTTATGGTTAAAATGATAAATAGCCTTGTCAGGAGATCACATGAACAAGAATCTATTTCTCATTCACGGCGCATGGTGTTCTAAGCAAGGCTTCAACTACATCACCAAGAAGGTGCTAGACGATACGAATGTCGGTCGTATTCATTGCTTTGAGTATGACTGCCAAAGAGAAAGCATGGCGGACATTGTTTGCCGTGCTAAGTCACAGTTAGAGAACGTCTCAGAAAACGGACTCAAAACGGTTGTGGCAGGTCATTCGATGGGCGGCTTAGTTGCTTTGAAACTGTCACAACGTCCCACTGTATCCCGAACAATCACTCTCGCATCACCACTCTCTGGTCTCAAGATGAATCGCTGGCTGCACGCTATGTTGATGTGGCATGCCCCTATTCTGCGTGATATTGTGCCAGATTCCACATTCATTCAAAACTTGCACAAGAAGGTATTCGAGCGCAATCCTATTGACGTGTTGATCTCTAACACGGGCTTCAATCCTATGATCTATGAGCCATCTGATGGTGTGATTCCCATTACAACACAAACAAAGTGGACACCACCTGGAGCCTCGATATATAAGATCGAAGCCAATCATAGTGAAATTCTACAAGCACCAGAAACAATCATTTGCATCGAGAGAGCCTTGCGTGAGTTACAATAATCCGTTCTACCGTTTCTATCACATGTTAGCGTATATACCTTCACGCATTCATTTCAAGCGTAAGAAGCACATCAACGTTCTTGAGAAGAACAAACTCGCAGCAACACTATCAAAAGGCTACTATGTCATTCTAACAGGCAACAACTATTCTCTGTCAAGTCTAGTTGTTCGCTTCATCACTCTTATCAAAACAGGCAAGTGGGTTCCATACAGTCATGTGCTCATGAACGTGGATAACATCGAATCGCCTGATGAGCGTGATGATTTCAAATTCATGGAAGCAACTGCTGTTGGTGTTCACTACTCAACATTCGACGAGGTGTTTGACTGTGACTATGTTTGCGTGATGACACCCAAGAATATCGACAACGTGGAATGGACACGGATCATTGACAAAGCAGTCGAACAAAACAACAAGCCCTATGATGATCTGTTTCAGTTAGCAGACGACACACATATTTCCTGTGTTGAGTTGGTCAGAACAGCATTGATGGCAAACGACTCATACAAAGACGAGTTTCAGCACCTCGAGATGTTGATTCAAGAAGAAGGCAATTTGTTACCTCAAATGTTTCGTGACTGCCAAGACTTTGAGGTCGTGTTTGAAATAAAATAGAGGTTCCTTATGAAGTCGAAAGAACTAATGTTGATCAAGAACTTTCCTAAAATGTTCCAGAGAATGTCGGCTTCTACACATGATCTTGAGGTTTGTGTTACATTCTATAACTGTCAACATAAGGAATACGATAGACTATACGAGTTCTGTAATGTTGTCCAAGCGTATCTGGACTATATGAATACATCATCACAAACAAAGATTCCACAGGTTGTGATTGAAGAGGTGAGATGTCTTGACAACCACATTAAGATTGTATATACTGGTGGTGATGATTACGTCAGGACTCTAATCAAAGAATACCTAACTCAGAGAACGGGAAATTAAAATGGCTGTTGTACCTCCTGGTGGCAAACACCTGATATTAGAACTTTGGTCCGATCGTGATGACCTTTTGCGTGATCACGACAGGATTCGGGATATCTGTATTGCTGCGGCTAAGAAGGCTAACGCAACTGTCATCACTGAACATTTCCATCACTTCGGTGAGGAGTATGGTGTGTCTGGTGTCGTCGTCCTTGCGGAATCACATATCTCAATTCACACGTGGCCAGAGGAAGGTTATTGCGCCATTGATGTGTTTATGTGTGGTGCTTGCGATCCCAACGACACTCTCGAAATCTTTGAGACTGAACTAGAATCCACCAAGTGCTCAATCAAGGTTCTCTATCGCCCTATCTAAGGATTTATATCATGAATCGCTATGGAGTTGAGAAATGACCAAATGGATCGTGAAATGGGAAGATGGTAAAACACAACAGTATGTTCCTCATGACAGTTATGGTATGACTTCTTTTATCAAACAAGGACTGAAAAAAGGCAAAGTAACAGTCAACGATAAAGAAGTTTACATTACTGAAGAAGGATATTGGATGGAAATACAGGATGAAAGTGTTATGAAACCACAAGTAAATGACTACGAACAAGAATGTGATGCGTATTGGGATTCCTTGAGCAAAGAAGATCAACTCAAAGCATTCTACTCTGTCTGTAAACGTATCCTCAAGGGTGATGTAGTAGACCGTGGCTCTTATCGGTATGTGCTTTATGATGTGTTTGAATTTGAACCTGATGCATATCGGGCTGGTATGGATTGTGGATATTTTAGCATCCACAACATCATCTTTGAAGGGTTAGATGCAGGAGAAGAAAAATGACTTCCTTCAATCCAAAACTCTCGTCAAATTCACTCTTATCCAAATGGGGGTTTAGAGATGGTGATCAATTCAGTGACTTTGTTTATGAAAACAACTATGACGTGCCTTGGCATACTACAACTCAAGAATTTCCTATAGACAAAGAAATACTAAAAAGAGTTGTTGAGAGATATTTGATTCCTGCTCTACCATGCAAAGTTCGTCTACAGTGCTTTGTTACACAGCATAATTGCGTAAGAGTTCATCCTGATGATTTCGAAGAACTATCAACACAACCCGAAACTATTGTGGAAATTACTGAACAACAATTGAGAGATATTTGTGAAGAAGTAAGACAAGAATATGTGAAATACAAAAAGATTGGAACTTGAAAATGGCATATCGTGATTATATTCACTGTAGTGAATGCGATTGTAAATTAATATATGATGGTTATGATAGTATCAGGGAAACTTTAGAGGAAAAATATAATACAACATCTCTCATTTGTCCTGATTGTTTAAGGGTAAAAACAGAAACAATAGAAAGTTTAATGAAAACTAATGTGTTTCTTTCTAAACTGCTTTCAAAGCAATCAAATACAGAATCAAAATTTGCTGTGAATACGATTCCAATATCATCTCCTGAATTTAGAGCAGAAATATGGGTTGACGGAAACAAAACTCAAGTGTATACTGGTCAAGATGCAATAGACGTTGAGTTAGGGAAAATACCCGTTCCAAAAAACGCTAAAATAAGGATAATTGATGTATGACAGACTTTCAAAAACTTGTAGATCAAGCATATGAAGAAGGAAGACAAGCATATAAAGATGGTTTGGTTGAGATGCAGGTGTGAAAAACACAAAGAGGAATAAAAATGAAAATTGATTATATGTCTGACCTTCATTTTGAGTTTTCTCAGCACCGTAGACCACTACCAAATATCAAAGGTGGTGATGTACTGATTTTGGCTGGAGACATCACAACTGCTGCCATGTTCCGTGACAAAAGAACCGATAAAGATGCTAGATCACATTCCAAGTTCATGAACAAGTTCAAAAAAGATGTGATTGACAAGTACACCCATGTCTTGTATATTATGGGTAATCATGAACACTACAATTCCATCTTTCACAAGACACTTCTTGACCTAAAAGAAGGATTTTCCAGACATGGAATGGAAAAAGTTTTGTTCTGTGATAACCATAGTGTTCTGATTGATGACACTGTGTTTGTTGGTTCTACTCTCTGGTCTGACTTTGAAAATGGTAACGATCTCTCTATGTACAACTGTGGTCGTGGTATGAACGACTTCAGAGTGATTGGTTCAATGGACGTAGAAGATATGAACTATTTCAACAGATATACATCTAGAATTATCACACCAGAGTTTATTCTTGAGGAACACAAAAAGTCTCTGGAGTTTCTAAAGACCAATGTTGCGTTAGGTAACAAAGTAGTTGTCTTTACGCATCACGGACCAACGAATCAGTCTTTACATTTTGAACATATTGGTAACGGCATGGACGGCGCTTATTGTTCTGATCTGTCTGAGTTCATTTTAGATAATCCACAAATCAAGGTCTGGATTCATGGGCATACACATCAAAGCAAAGACTATATGATTGGTGAGTGCCGTGTTGTAGCCAAACAACAAGGCTATTACATGGAACGAAGTTATTCACAATTTGATGGACCAGGAACTGTAGAGATTTGATTATGACATGCAAGACTTATGATGTTGTCACATGTGATCGGTGTGGTGTAAAAGAGAATACTGATGAACCATATGCTACTGAAAGATTCTACAAATGGGGTAAGGTTTGGTATGCTCAAGCCAATGGTCCTATTTGGTTAAACAAAAAAGGATTACCTTCAGATGTAAAAGATTGCGCTGATGTGTGCCCAAATTGTATTCGTGATCTAAACAAATGGTGGGAAAAGAGATGACCGAAGACCAAATTGAAAAATACGCCATGAGAATTGCTTTGGGTAATAATGGTGGTGGTTGGGCAACACATTATAAAGAAGATCAAAAAGAATTTTGGAGAAATATGGTTAGAGAGTTAGTCCAAGACATCACACAGACAACAGGAAAGAAAGATGACTGACATAGTAGATATTCTTGAAAAGTCCACTCATGATGGGTGGGACGAAAATGCTAAAACTACTATATCAAGTAGTGTTCTTGTAGAAGCAAAAAATGAAATTGAACGTCTTAGGGAAGCATTACGAAAAATCGGTTACGATTACGTTGAACTATCACATGACAAAGTGCAGTGGCTTTATCTGGAACATATCAAGATTGCCAGAAAAGCATACCAAGAAAGTTTTAATAATGGCTGACATTGTTGACCGCCTGAAAGCCTATGCCGAGATCAATGAGCAGTTTGGCACATACACCGAAGCCAAGGCTGCTCGGGATGCTGCTGAAGAGATTGAACGTCTCCGCCAACGTCTCCGCCAGATCATTGACGATATTGCTGCTGATATAGATAATACGAATCAGAAAAAGAATAAGTGATAACTGAATGGAGAATAATATCATGAAGAAACTTTTGACTACAGCAATGCTACTATCCCTCACTGCGCCTGCACTAGCACAGACCAAGACGATTGCTATTGATGGATCGTCAACTGTGTTTCCAATCGTTGAAGCACTAGCCGAGGAATATCAGAAGAGCACCAAGAATCAGGTACGAGTAACAGTTGGTATTTCTGGTACTGGCGGTGGTTTCAAGAAGTTCTGTCGTGGTGAAACGCAATTCTCAAATGGCTCTCGTCCTATTCTCAAGTCAGAAATCGAAGCCTGTAAAGCAAACGGTATTGAGTTTATCGAACTGCCACTTGCCTATGATGCTCTCACTGTCGTCGTCAACAAAGCCAATTCACTCAAGTGCATCAAGGTTTCTGAACTGAAGACAATGTGGGCACCAGACAGCCAAAATGTCGTCATGCGTTGGAATCAAGTCAATCCTGCATGGTCCAATCAGCAACTCCGTCTGTTTGGCGCTGGCTCTGACTCAGGCACATTTGATTACTTCACTGAAGCCATCGTTGGTAAAGCGAAATCTTCACGAGGTGACTATACGGCATCTGAAGACGACAATGTGCTCGTGAAGGGTGTTGTGGGCAATCCTGATGCTCTGGGGTATTTCGGCTTTGCTTATTATTTCTCCAACAAGGACAAGCTGAAGGCACTTGAGATTGACAATGGTTCTGGTTGTGTTGCTCCCTCTTTTGAAAATGTTCTCAAGGGATCATATAGCCCACTGTCTCGTCCACTCTTCATCTATGTGTCGGCCAAAGAAGCCAAAAAACCAGAAGTCGCTCAGTTTGTTGAATTTATGATGGCAAACGCATCTAAGCTAATCAAGGAAGTCAATTATCTTCCTCTGCCTGATAATGCTTATACCTTTGGTCTGACACGGTTCAAGGCAAACGAAGTCGGAACAGCCTTTGCGGGTCAATCTGAGATCGGTGTGAGCATTGAAGACATTCTAAAGAAGAAGCCAAAGATGTGATCTGAACATGACAGGTGAATATATACAAGCAGCCCTAGCCATTGTTTGCGTGATCGTTATGGTTGGGGCTGCTATCTATGCGACAATTAAAAATGCTCAAGGTGATGACTAAATAATGCATGTTCAATAGCAAGGGATTTAACCATAATGTCAATCCTACAAAAGTTCAAGGCGGACTATGATAGTGCCGAAAAACAGACACTAACTCTAGATGAATATCTCACACTCTGCTCTAAAGATAAAATGGCATATGCCTCTGCTGCTGAAAGAATGGTTGCAGCTATTGGTGAGCCAAAACTGGTTGACACATCAAAAGATGCCCGACTATCACGTATCTTTACCAATCGCACCGTTCGTGTTTATCCTGCATTCGAAGATTTCTATGGCATGGAAGACACCATCGAACGCATCGTTGGATTCTTCAAGCACGCTGCGCAGGGACTAGAAGAACGCAAACAGATTCTATATCTTCTCGGTCCTGTGGGTGGTGGTAAGTCGTCACTAGCCGAGAAACTGAAAGAGTTGATGGAAACACACCCCATCTATGCTCTAGCAACAGAAACTGGCGAAGTGTCTCCTGTGTTTGAGACGCCACTAGCACTCTTCACAAAGTACGCTAAGTCCATCGAAGAGCAATATGGCATCGATCCCCGCTATCTCAACACAATTCCATCACCCTGGGCTCTCAAGCGGCTCAAGCAATTCAATGGTGATCTCTCCAAGTTCCGTGTGGTCAAGCTAAAGCCATCTAAGTTGGAACAAATCGCAGTGATGAAGACTGAGCCTGGAGACGAGAACAATCAAGACATCTCAACTCTAGTCGGTAAGGTTGATATTCGCAAGCTAGAGAAGTTCAGCCAAAACGATTCAGATGCCTATTCATATTCTGGTGGTCTATGTCGTGCCAACCAAGGTCTTCTTGAGTTCGTTGAAATGTTCAAGGCGCCAATCAAGGTGCTGCATCCCTTGCTAACAGCAACACAAGAAGGCAACTACGTCGGCACCGAAGCCATATCTGCCATTCCATTTCAGGGCATCGTTCTAGCTCACTCTAACGAATCTGAGTGGCAAGCCTTTCGTGGCAACAAGAACAACGAAGCCTTCTTGGATCGTATCTGCGTAATCAAGGTGCCATACTGCCTACGTGTGGACGAAGAGAAGAAGATTTACGAGAAGATGATTCGGTCATCATCACTCAAGGCTGCTCCCTGCGCACCACAGACCGTAGAGATGCTAGCCCAGTTCTCAATTCTCACTCGTCTAAAGTATCACGACAACTCAACTCTGTTCTCCAAGATGCGTGTTTACAACGGTGAGAACATTCGTGAGTCCGATCCACGCGCCAAGACCATTCAAGAGTATCGTGACGTGGCTGGTGTTGATGAAGGCATGGAAGGCATCTCAACTCGGTTTGCCTATAAGATTCTCTCCAAAACCTTCAACTTCACTGCTGAAGAAGTGGCGGCTGATCCCGTGCATCTCATGTATATTCTTGAACAGTCAGTCAAAGGCGAACAGTTTGGCGAAGAGAAGGAAGAAACCTATCTTGACTTCATCAAGTCTGAACTATCCCCTCGGTATGCCGAGTTCCTTGGCAACGAGATTCAAAAGGCTTACCTAGAAAGCTACAACGAATATGGACAGAATCTATTTGATCGGTACATTGAGTTTGCCGATGCATGGTGTCAGGACTCAGAGTTTAAGGACCCAGACACTGGTTTGCTCATGGACAGGTCTTTGCTTAATGACGAACTAGAAAAAGTTGAGAAGCCTGCTGGTATCGGTAATCCCAAGGATTTCCGTAACGAGGTTGTCCAGTTCTGCCTACGTGCTCGTGCAAAGCCTGAGAACAATGGCAAGAATCCCAAGTGGACATCATACTCTGTTCTTCGTGATGTGATCGAAAAGCGTATGTTCTCGCAAGTTGAAGACATTCTACCTGTCATCTCTTTTGAAGGTAAAAAGGACAAGGAGATGGATCGCAAGCATAAGGACTTCATCAAGCGCATGGAAGATCGTGGGTACACACCACGGCAGATTCGTCGCCTTGTTGAATGGTATCTTCGCATCCGAAAGAGTTCCTAATGAAATCATTCAAGCAACATCTTCAAGAAAGTAAAGTGCCTTCAATAAAGAAGATAGCACAGTCCCTCGGTGGCAAGACGGGTGAGGGTGAAGATTGTGATGGTGGTTATTGGGCACATGGTGGCAGATGCCAAGAGTTTAGAAAGAGTCTGAAAGAGAAACTAAAAGATCATGGGTATAAAGTTGTGCCCCATGATCATCCAGACGCACGTAAACCAGGACATATTGTAGAATGGGATAGTGAGTATCATGGCTTGCACGGCAATCCACCTGAAAAACATAAGAAAATGTTCTTGCATGGTCACAACAATCATAATTGGCTTCAAGTGACTGACCATAATGGAACAAGACATTATGACTCAATGAATCCCGAAGGTGTTAAGCATCCCCATCAATTTAAGTTTTTCAAAGATGTGGTAAAAAACTCATGACAAACATCATTGATCGCAGAAAGAATCCACGAGATAAGACTATCCGCAATCGGCAGAAGTTTATTCAGCGTTCCAAGTCTGCGATTCGTGAGAGAGTAAAAGAGATCATCGAAAAAGGTAGTATCAAGGATATCGATACTACCAAGACCAAGATCAAAGTGAAGGGTGTTTCGGAGCCATCCTTCTCTATTGATCGTCGCACAGGGAACAAGAAGTATGTTCTTCCTGGTAACAAGCAATATGTTCATGGCGACAAAGTACCCAAAGAAGAACAAGACGGTGGTTCTGGCGGAAGAGGCAAACAAGCAGGCAAAGGTCGTGGCGAAGATGACTTTGAGTTTCTGCTAACTCAAGAAGAGTTTGCCGACTTCCTGTTCGATGAACTTGAACTACCCAATCTGATCAAGAAGCAACTCAAGAATACCACTCTGGTTGAGTATCAGAAGGCGGGTTACAAGAGCTTCGGCACACCCAATCAGATTGACATTGCACGAACAGCCAAGAATGCTATCGGTCGTCGTATTGGTCTCAATCGCCCCAAGAACGAAGATATTGAAGAACTAGAACAGCAACTTGAAACTGAAACTGATCCAGACAAAAAAGAAGAACTTAGGCTAAAGATCGAAGAACTAAAAGCCAAGCAGATCGCTGTTCCTTGGATTGATCCCTTTGATGTGAAGTATCGCAACTATGTTCCTGTCCCCAAGCCAATCACTCAGGCTGTGATGTTCTGCGTGATGGACATCTCAGCATCTATGCAGGAGAAGGAGAAGGACATTGCCAAGCGGTTCTTCATGCTGCTTCACATGTTCCTCAAGCGCAAGTATGAAAAGTTAGAAGTCGTTTTCATTTCACATCATGATCGTGCTCAAGAAGTTGATGAGGACACGTTCTTTCATTCTCGTGAGACAGGCGGCACACTTGTATCATCTGCTCTCACACTTACCAACGAAATCATTGACAAGCGGTATCCACTTTCTGACTGGAACATCTATGTGGCTCAGTGTTCGGATGGTGACAACGCATCATTTGACTATGACTACATTGCCGATGAAATGTCTGTGTTGATGCCCAAGGTTCAATACTTTGCATATGTTGAAGCGGCTAATCCTCATACCGCTGCAATGGGCATGGTATCTGAACTCTGGCGCACCTACGTCTACATCATCGATAAGTATCCACATCTACAGATTCGAATGGTGTTTGATAACACAGGCATCTGGGAAGTATTCACGGAACTGTTCTCAAAGGAGAAGTCTGCATAATGCCAAGAGGGATATATCCTAGACAATCAATGAAAGACAGATTTTGGTCTAAGGTTGATAAGAGCGATGGTCATGGTCCAAACGGAGATTGTTGGGTGTGGACATCAGAAACAATCAAACAAGGGTATGGTCGCTTCTGGATGAAGGGTGGTCCTATTCTCGCACATAGGGCATCTATTCTTTTGTCCGAGGGTAAAATGCCTGATCAAGACGTTCTACACAAATGTGATAATCCAAAATGCGTTAGACCAGATCATCTCTTTCTCGGTAGTCATTCTGACAACATGAAAGACATGATTGAAAAGGAAAGACAGCGTAGAGGTGATTCATCACCCGTTGCTGTTGTGAATAGTCAGCAGGTACAAGAAATTCGAAGCAGCAAAGAGACGAATGCATATCTAGCAAAAGTGTACGGCATTGACTCTTCGCAAATCTCAAGAATTAGAAATCACAAATCTTGGAGTCATGTCTAATGGCCAAGAAGACCAAACTCTTGTATGAAGATAACACATGGACATTTGATCGTCTGAAACGTGCAAACGAAGCCATCGAAGAAATTGCACTAAAGGAACTCAAGTTGGATGTGTATCCAAATCAGATCGAAATTATTGGGTCTGATCAGATGTTGGATGCTTATTCGTCTGTTGGGCTTCCAATTATGTATCATCATTGGTCGTTTGGTAAGAACTTCATTCAAGAAGAATACTCTTACCGTAAAGGCATGTCGGGACTAGCATACGAGATCGTGATCAATTCAAATCCTTGCATCAGTTACCTGATGGAGGAGAACTCCATGACCATGCAAACACTCGTGATTGCTCATGCTGCCTATGGTCACAACCATTTCTTCAAGAACAACTATCTGTTCAAGCAGTGGACCGACGCAGGCTCTATCGTTGATTATCTCGTGTTTGCTCGTAACTACATCAGCAAGTGCGAAGAGGAACACGGTCCCGAGACTGTAGAAGAAATTCTGGATGCTTGTCATGCCATCATGGACTATGGTGTAGATCGGTATAAGCGTCCTACCAAACTCAATAAGCAGAAAGAGAAAGAGCGTCAGAAAGAACGTGCTGAGTATGTTCAAGCCCAAGCCAATCTGCTCTGGTCAACACTGCCTAAGAAGTTTGAGGTGTTGCCTGCTCTCAACCAGGGTAAGATTTTCCCCAAAGAGCCACAAGAGAATTTGCTTTACTTCATCGAAAAGCATTCGCCCAAGCTAGAAGCATGGCAACGTGAGATCGTTCGTATCGTTCGCAAGATCAGCCAGTATTTCTATCCACAGCGTCAAACCAAGCTGATGAACGAGGGCTGGGCGTCATTCACTCACTATTACATCATGAAACGTTTGTGGGAAAAGGGTCTGATCGATGATGGTTCCCACCTTGAGTTTCTGCATTCACATTCGTCTGTCCTGTATCAGCGTCTGCATGATAACAAGCACTACTCTGGCTTCAATCCCTACGCACTTGGGTTTGACATGTTTACAGACATTCGTCGCATCTGCGAAAATCCAACTGAAGAGGACAAGGAGTATTTCCCCGACATTGCTGGTCAGCCTTGGCTAGATGTGTGTCTGGATGCTGTTGCCAACTATCGTGACGAGAGTTTCGTCACACAGTTCCTCAGTCCAACGATCATGCGGAAGTGGCAATTGTTCGAGGTAACAAATCGAACCAAGGATGCTCATTATCTGATCAGTGGCATTCAAAACAGAACGCACTACAACGATATTCGAAACTCACTAAGCAAGCAATATTCCATCCAGTCCTGGCAGCCTGATATTCAAATCATCAATGCCAATCTGGATACAACACGAACTCTCCAACTTAGATACACATCCATCAATGGTGCGGAACTCAACAATACCAAGTATGATGTAATGGAACATATGGAAAAGTTATGGGGTTATCCAGTCACGATGGAAGACAACATTTCACCAAAAGGAACTGATGTTGATCTGTTTATTAGGGACGATTCGGGCGTTTAGGGTTGACATGGACGTATTGATTTGCTATTATAAGCAACATTCAGAATGAGGAACAAACATGATCATTGACGATTGCACCAAGTTCAATGTATTCGATGAGTTCAAAAGTCTAACACTTGATGATGTAAAAGCGATTCAAAAGAGTGAATCACTTCCATATGCAGTTGCAGCGGTAAATCTCACTGGCGATCTAAATATCTCTAACATGGTTAGGTCTGCTGCTGTGTTTGGTGCTCAAGAGTTTATCACTGTAGGCAAGCGTAGATTTGATAGACGTGGATGTGTTGGTGCTCAAAACTATATTGAGATCAAACACCATGATGACACACTAACAGCACTCGACCAAATCATGGAAAATTATCAACCTGTATTTGTTGAGCAGGGAGGAGAAGACTTGTACTGCAAAGACTTTTATGACTGGACTAAGCCACCGTGCTTAATGTTTGGATCGGAGAGTTTTGGCTTACCACAAGAATATCTTGATCTTGCTCCACATTACAATATTCCTATTGTTTCTATTTCACAAATCGGTGTCATTCGATCACTCAATGTGGCTGCTGCGGCTGCGATTGTAATGTGGAAAGTTGCAATGGATTTACGACCAATGCCTAGGAGTTACAAATGAGTGCTGATAACTGTGTTGCTATACTAGCCACAAAAATCTATCCAGATGCTAAAGACTACCAAGAGTGGCGAGTATGTGTAGCACATGCTATCGGTAATGTATTCAAGAATGACTGTTACATGCATCAGTATTTCAAGAACTCACCTGTGTTTGAGATATATGAAGATGCGTTGTTTTTCGCACAACAGTTAGAACTTGATCGTGGTCCAACAGATATGGGAGTCGTCATCATAAAGCATCCATTAGGTAGAACTTGGGACGAAATCGTTTCAAGACGGTCATATATAAAAAAGAAGAGTAAACACAAACGTAAGTAATCTGCTTCTTTCGTCTATCGGTTAGGACACTAGACTTTCACTCTGGTAAGACGGGTTCGATTCCCGTAGGAAGCGCCAACAATGACAAGGAACTATATCATGCTCAAACGAATCCTACTATCCCTCACTATCCTGTTCACATCAACGATTTCAGTGTTAGCACAAGACTTCTTTACAGAAAAGGCTGATAACTGGATTATCGTTGGTCGTCCATCTGTTGATAACAAGAATGCGTTTTGTGGTGCTGAACTGTCATTTCGAGATGGATCTGCTTTCACACTATACAAAGACTTGATTGATGGTGAAGTGTACATCGTTCTCAGTAATACTCGTTGGAATATCGGTGATCCACCACAGTCTCGTTCTAAGTTGCGTTTGAACTTTGTAAGTCGTGGTGGAGATGTAAAGGGTGGCACAATCGACTATCTTCTTCTAAATAAGAACACGATTGTCATCCCTGGTATCAACTCTGGTGCTTTTGTTCCAGACTTCATGGCAAGGCACAAGCTAGAAATCATCATGCCAGGTACAATTGAGAATGCTACGATTCCACTAGATGGAACAACACGGGCTGTTGAACTATTGGCTAAGTGTGTTGATGTAGCAGGCAAGCAAGAACCACCAAAGTCAGGAGGTAAAAAGATCGACCTATGAACAAAGAACCAAATGCGTTTGAAGCACTGTTTTACTGGTTGCTCGTAAACTATCAAACGGTATTTGCTGCGACAGTTTATGCTGCTTCGTTGTTCTTCATTCTAGCCGTAATGACTCAATCAATCAGAGTTTAGCCATCATTGGTATATTTGTGATCTGGTTGATCAGCCTTAACTTCGGCTAGAGTTTTAGTCTTCTTTCTGCTTTTCTTAGGAGGTGCGGGCACATTGTCTGCACTTCCTTTTTGTGCTGGTACATCTGGAACATCTACTGAAAGAGTAGCTTGTGCTTCACCTTTACCAGACATATAGATTGCTGCCAAATCTGTCGCACCAACTTGTGCTGATAGTTCAAATGATCTACCACGAATGATGATCTTGTTGTTCTCATAAACAATATCAACCTTCTCTGTCTTTTCAAATGTAGCCATAGTTTTCTCCAAAAAGTGATCGACGACATTGTATTTATAGAAGCATTTGCTTATAAATAAGAATGAATACTTACGTGTAAAGGATCACAAATGTCTTCTTGGAAGTCATTTATTGCGTTATGTGGCAGATTCATTCTTTTACTATCCAAAATAAGACGACTAGGCGAGTCAATCAAACGTCCAACATCCACCACAGAATACAAACCAGAAGAATTGCTGAAACCGAATACATCGGTCAAGGCTAGATTTGATATGCTTATGAGTGAGATTGCTCTTATTCAAGAAAGGATATCATACATGGCAATAAGTCTAGCTGCCCTCACAGAACAAGTTGAGAGAGTTGCCGCAGCACAAGCAACCGCAGTTGAAAAGATCAATAAACTTGTCGCAGATATGGAATCTATTACTGCTGATCTGGCTGCAAAAGCCGCAACAGCAGAAAATGCCGTAGATGCAAACGAACTAAATGCTTTGGTAGAAAAACTCAAAGTATCTACCGATTCACTGATAACCGCTGTAGAAAGGAAATAATATGGCCCTCAATCTAGATAGACTAGCAGAAGAAGTAACACGAGTAACTACCGTTCATGCTTCTGCTATGACACTTCTCAAGAAACTTACAGGTGAACTAGAAGCAGTATCAGCAGAACTTGCTGCTAAAGCTGCTCAAGTACCACCTGTACTAGACACTGCACCACTTGAAGCCCTCATTGACAAACTCAAGGCTTCTACTGATGTCCTCGCTGGTGCTGTTGCCGAATCAGATGATGTCGTTCCAGTAAAAGAAGATGTTGTAGTTGATACTCCAACAGAAGAAGTTGTCGCTGAACCAAAGACTGAATAACAGTCCAGCACAGCTAGATTATTTGAGTACGGGAGCTTCGGTTCTCGTACTTTTTTGTTTTTATAAATATGATAAGGCCCACATATGGGTATTTTATGGAGAAAACAAATGATGAAGGGTTATCGTACATACCTAGTTTCTGCTCTAGTTGCTGTCTTTGGCGTACTCGAAATGACCAACTGGAATGCTATTCTTGACAATCCTCAAGCAGGCATGGTTGCTCTTGGCTCAGCCGTTCTAATGGCTGTTCTTCGCACACTAACAACCACGCCACCTGGCGCTAAAGAATAATGCAGTATATCGCAGCCATTCTAGGATTCTTCTCTGGTGCCTTCAAAGCATTTGGAAGAATCCTGGATATGCTCAGAACTAAAAGAGATGTTAACCAAGGTCGTACTCTTGAGCAGGCTGAACAAGCTGTAAGAGAAAACGAACTCATGCGAAAAGAGACTGAAGTCCTAACAGAGAATAGGACCAAAGACGACATTGCTAAGAAATTAGAAAACGGAACATTCTAATGAAAGTGATTTCTATTTTGACACTGGCTTTGATGCTAAGTGGTTGTGCTAGTATTACTCCAGAACGAGTTGAGTTTGCATACTCAAGATGTCCTGTGTTGAAGAAATACACACAACAAGAAATGATGCAAGCAGCAAAAGAAGTTGCAAATTTACCTAACGAATCTCAAATCGCTGAGATGATGGCTGATTATTCTAAGTTGCGTGATGCATGTAGGCTAGCAGAGAAAGAACTCAAGAAACAAAGATAAATATTATGAAACCTGTATTGAAAACTATGCTAACAGAACGTAAAGCTGTTTCTGAAAAAAGACTTGCAATCTGTAGAGAATGTGAGTATTTTAGAGAACGTGCAGCCAAGTGTGAAAAGTGTGGCTGCTTTATGGAATACAAAACGATGCTAATGAGTGTAGAATGCCCAATAGGCAAATGGGGCAAAGAAAAAGAGGATAATCAAAATGGCTGATTCGTTGATTGATCAAGCAAAGAAGGTTCTTGCTGATACGTTTGTTATGTACATGAAAGCACATTCTTATCACTGGAATGTGATTGGTCCAGATTTTCCACAACTTCATGACTTCTTCGGTAAACTATACGAAGAACTTCATGATGCTATTGATCCTCTTGCAGAACACATTCGTGCTCTCGACGCATTTGCACCTGGCACACTTGTTCGTATGACAGAACTAAGTACAATAAAAGAAGACGAGAAAATTCCTACAACACAAAACATGATTGCTAATTTGCTTGATGCTAACGACAAAGTTATGAATACACTGGTTGAAGCTCGCAACAAAGCAGATGTTCTAGAGATGTATGGTTATGTAAATTTTCTCGAAGAGAGAATTATGGTTCACTCTAAACATCGTTGGATGCTAAAATCTATCGCAGAAAAGAAATAGGATATAGTCAATGTCAAGCAAAGCACTTACATACATCAAAGAAATTGCCGTAGAGCAAAATTTTGGTCTATTGTTCGAAGCAAGGACAAAAAGAAAACATATTGAAGTAAGCACTGGTAGTGGCGGTGATGCTGCTGGTAAAGCATTTGAAGTTCACGTCGCTAAACATATAGGCCATATTCTTAGAGGTGGTGCTAGTGCAGAAGATCATTATCCAGAACATTTTAGTGATGAATCTGGAGACACACCTCAACAGTCTGTTAAAAAACAAAAATCAAGACTAGGCAAAACACTTCACGATCAAGTCGAAAGACATGCCAGAAGAATGGCATATCATATCGTTAATCATATGAGAAAACAAGGTGTAGAGCTTGATCACACATCAAAAATACATTGGACTTCTAAACCAAAAGATTTAGAAAGATTGACTGGCAAAAAAGGTATCAAAGGCACAGCAGATATAACTATAACACACGCAGGAAAGCATCATGGTTTTAGTCTCAAATATTCAACATCTGAAACTAAACCATCTCTAAGATCACCCGGTATCGAAGATTTGAATACCATGCTTAAGGCAGATCATAAACATGTAAATAATTTGGTTAAAGATACAAAAGAAAAAATTAAAAAAACTGTAGGACATTATGTTGGTGAAGGAAATAATGACACAAAACACAATGCATTTAAAAGTTTGTTAACAAGACATTCTAGTAGTCAAGAACATAAATCAGCAAGAGCAGCATTAGAACATTCAAAAAGTTTGCATCATCAACTTGCATCACATTACAGCGATTCATTTAATAAACTAAATCATGAAGAAAGAAAATCATTTATAAGAAAAATGAATGATGCTGAAGAACAACCAACAATAAAACCATATAGAGCAAGCTATAATGGTGCTAGAAACTCATCTCATATATCTAATCCAACAAAAGACTTTGATGAAACAGATTCAAATACACATCATTATTCTTCTGAATCAAATGGAGCATCTGTTAACATATATGCACATCACCATGATGGATCAAGAACAAAAGTTGCATCATTTGGTATAAAAAATAAAGGATCTTCTCCTTTTAAAGGAATAGGAGGTCGTGTTGGCGATGTTTCTAAAACTGTATCAAGAATGAAGTTAAGAATTAAAAAGAAAAAGTAAATAATGTCTCAACTCGATAACATTGAAAGAGAAATACTCAGAACGATATCACAAGCTGTAGTGTCAAATAAAAATAAACCAATACAGCTAAAGATACAGAATGAGTATTTCTCTGATGTTACTGGAGCAAGAAGATATACTGGTGTTCAGCACGGTGATAATGAAGTTTATACAGATTTTGTTATAGAAAGAAGAAGCGCAAGAGGTTATAATGTTGCACTAAAAAGTGCTGTTATGAATGAAAGTATTGAACGACTTGATATTATTGTACCTAATCTTAAAACTAGATTCATGAAAAGTGTTTATAAAAAACTAACTGAAATGAATCTAGAAAAAGATCAAGATGTTCCAAATATGTTCGGTAAGATTGATGAGAGAAACAAGAGAAAACTTGTGACTGGTACATATTCTGTTGGTGGTCCAATCGATTTCATGTATATTGAATTACCCAGATCAATCAAATCAGACTTTGATGAAGATTCAGGTTTACTTGTTATGCCCGGCAAATTAGTTAATATGGATGAATATTCTAAATCATTTGAATTATATCTCAATCTTAGACCTGCATATTCAGATCAGAAATATGATCCAGATATGCAACGAGGCGGAATCAAAATGATCTATGGTAAATCAAGATCAAAAGGTGTATCTGATATTGAAATAGTAGTAACAAACTCAGTAGATCAAAATGGTATTCTAGTTAACATTGAATAGAATAAATAAATTATCACTCAAAGAAAAGATAATATGAAAAAGCAACTAACAGTTCCAGCAATAGGTCAAACATTCAGTCGTGGTTTGATGCCTCAGATTGGACCAGAATCAATAAAAGACTTTCAGAAATATTTGAAAGCACACGGCATCGGTTACAATATGGCAGAGATGCCAACAGGTTCACTAAAAGCAACACAATCAGAATTTGATGGTGCTAAAGTTCTTCAATTGATGGGAACAAAAAACAAAGATCCAATCATTGTGTCAAACGACGATCATGTTTTAGATGGACATCATCGTTGGTTAGCAAATCACAACTCAGGTCAAGAAATGACCAAATCATGTCAAGTCGATCTACCTGTTTTAGAACTCATGCGTGTTGCCAAAGAATACAGAAACAGACTCAACGAAGAACTATCACACAAAGACTTTGGTCCTATGATGGACACATTCGTCTCGTTTGCATCTGATAAACTCGGTATCAAATCTATACCAAAAGTCAATTACAAAAACAACGACGATCAAGATGCACAGCCAAGTTTCGGTGGCTATAATCCATCTTCACAAGAAATAATCGTATGCACTAAGAACAGACATCCAATGGATGTGTTTAGAACTATAGCACATGAACTTGTCCATCACAAACAAAATGAAGATGGTAAAATCAAAGACGTATCAAAAGAAGGTTCTACTGGCAGTCCAATCGAAGATGAAGCAAACTTCATGGCAGGCAGACTTCTGAGATGGTATGCAAAAGCAAATCCAGGAACGTTTGAACTATCACACATTACTGAAGCAACACTCGATGAAGATTTGAGAAAGTGGTTTCGTGAAAAGTGGGTTAGATTCGATACCAAAGGTAATATCAAAGGTCAATGTGCTAGAGATGAAGGTGAAGGCAAACCAAAATGTCTACCTCTAGCAAAAGCAAGAGCACTAGGCAAAGCAGCAAGAGCCAAAGCAGCAAAGAGAAAAAGAAGGGAAGACCCAGTGGCAGATCGATCAGGCAAAGGCGGTAAGCCTATCAATGTTAGAACAGAATCAGTCCAAACTGCTATCGATAAAATCAATCGTGATCGAAAGAAAAAAGTTTTGATGGAAAAAAATGTACCAACAAATCCAGAACTTTGGTCAAAAGCAAAGTCACTAGCCAAACAAAAGTTTGATGTATATCCATCTGCATATGCTAATGGTTGGGCATCAAAGTGGTACAAAAGCAAGGGTGGTGGTTGGAAATCTAAAGTTGAAGAAGCAAAGAACTATGATGGTGCTGAAGCAAAACAAACAAGAGCCATCGACAAAGAGTTCACAAAGTTTCTAGAAGAAGATGATTACAGAACAAACACATACAATAGAGAATGGGGCACAACATCTCTTGCTAACATGTACAAAAGAGATACTCCTGGTCAAATGGCAGAAGGCATAAAACTGGGTTCAAATACTCCTGTTTATAGAGAATATGAAGGTATGGGTAGAACAACAGTTGGCAATCTACAAGGTCAAGGTGTATATGAAGCAATAAAAAGAAAAAAGAAAAAGAAACTAGAAGAAGATGGTGTGCTTGATACTGCATCTGGTGCAGTTGGTCTTCCTGTTTCTGATTCTATTGGTCCTGAGTTTGGTGTTGCTAAGTCTCCAAGTCTAATCGGTGGTCTTGTTGGTGTATCTTCACCTGTAACTGGTTTTGGTCCAGCAGGTACCATTTATCCTTATGGCACATATGGTATTGCTGAATCAGTTATTGATTGGATGAATAAAGATGATACACAAGCTAGATTTGCCAAGAAATATGGTAATCTTGCTGAACAAAGATTGATTGAGGCTGGTATCAAACTAACAGAAGCAGATAACAATCAAGAAATCACAAAAATGTCTCGTCCATTCAGTCAAATTCGTGAATCATGGGACGCTAGATATGGTGGTGATAAGTATCAACCAGTTGGTATGTCAGCATCTGGTGAGAAATATGTTGATGAAGAATCACCAGCATGGACACGCAAAGAAGGTCAAGATCCAGAAGGTGGTCTAAATCGCAAGGGTATTGCTTCATATCGACGTGCTAATCCAGGCTCTAAACTCTCGATGGCTGTCACAACTAAGCCTTCAAAGCTAAAGAAAGGTTCTAAAGCAGCAAATAGAAGAAAGTCTTTCTGTGCTAGAATGGGTGGCATGAAAAAGAGACTTACATCTGCTAAGACCGCAAGAGATCCAGATTCAAGAATCAACAAAGCTCTGCGAAAATGGAACTGTGAAGAATAATAAATAAATAACAATATAGTCAATTTTTCAGTCTAAGGAACCAAAACCATGTTTGATAATAAGTTCACAAAAAGAGATGCTCTTGCAGAATCAGTAAAGCAAGTTATGCTTGAGAATGAGATTCGCAGACAAGTTGAATTTACTCTCAATGAACAACTTGGCATTCATTCCAAAAATGCTCTTCCACATGAACAACATGCTCAATATGATGCTATGCTCAACGAAGCAATCAAAGATGCTTTGAGCGAAGGCATGTGGCCAAAGAAGAATATGGAAGAAGAACATCCTCCATACTCTGAAAAACAAGAAAGATTGGCTAAACTAGGTACAGTGTCTGGTCATGGCGGTAATCCTGAAAAAATTGATGATAAAGATTTGAAAGCTGCTCGTAAAGGTCATGCTCATAAGGTAGGTCTTGAAGAAGCCAGTGCAGACAAATTGAGAAGATATATCAAAGGTGCAGAAGCATCTCGTGATGCCGCTGCTGAAAAGTTTGTTCGTGCTCCAAAAGGTGCAGATCGCAAAGCAGGTGGCATAACAATTCAAAAACGAATGGCTGGCATGTCTATGGCTAGAGCCAAATTGACTGGTGAACCTTATGCTGAAAAACCTGGAATTTCCAAAACTAAAACTGAACCTAAAGTATTAGCAAGAGAAGAATCTCTTGAAGAAGCATCACTAGAAGCAAGAAAAGCTGTACTTGCTAGAGCAAAGAAAAGATCACAAGAAGCACGGAAAGATGTTGGAGATGTTGATCCAGCATCACTATCTACTCCTGCAGGTCAAAGATTTACAAAAGCGTCTGGTCGTGAAGCATCCGCTGAATTAGGTGTTCAAAGAAGAATGAACCCTGCTTTTGGTAAAAAGAAACTTGAAGAAAAACTAACAAAGAGCATGTCAGCTGGCGATGTTATTTCTGACTTCGTTCATTCAAAAAATCCTAAGTTTGCTGGTAAGTCTAAGAAAGAAAGACAAAAGATGGCTCTAGGTGCATATTATGGTATGCATCCTGAGAAGTCTAGAAAGCAGATGGATGAATCACTAGAATCAATTCTAGAAGAGATTGCTCTCAATCTTCAAGAACAGTTTGTCTACATCTATGAGAATGGCGATTATGCCATGATGAATGAATTCCTTGGTTCATTGACCGAAGAGCAAGCTGAGTTGTTAGGTTTGAATGAAGCCACACCAGGAAATGATATGGAAATGGGTGCAGCATTACGTCCAAATCCACAAGCTCTTCAAGCAGCAAGAGCTGGAAGATCACTAGATCCTAATGCAAGACAACCTGTTTCAAGAGCAGAATTTGCTGCTAAACATCAACAAACATACGGAGCAACTGCTCGAAGAGAATCCGATGCTCTGTATAACAAAAGTAGTGGTGTGAGAACAGACGGCGAAGGTGGTTCAGCACAAGACGTTGGTTCTAATGCATCAAAACCAGCAGCACCTGCACCAGCAGCACCTGTACCAGCAGCACCAGCTCCACAAGCAGCAGCACCAGCCCCACAAGCAGCTAGACCAGCACCAAGACCACAACCTGCTGCTCCCCGTCCAGCTTCTAGCAGCGAAGGTGGTGCTATTCAAAATAGATCAAGTGTATTTGGTGGTGATCGAGGATAATATATGAGATTTGATAAACTCGTTGAGATGGTTAAAAGTGTTGGCAGAGAAAAACTAGAAGAACGTCATCATTCAGAAAGATATGCCAGAGGTGCCACTAGACGCATCTCTGGCAGATACAGACCAGGTATCAAATTGGCTCAAGAGGCTCAGGAAACTGAAGAACCTGCAAAAGAGAAAACTGAGGTAAACTTTGAACCTCAACTCAATTCTCAGATAGCCCAGAATAGATAAATACTAAATAAAAATAAAAGGAGTAATACAAATGAGTCTTTGGGGTAAATTAGATACTGCTTCTGGTAATCAAAAGCCAGTATTTGCTAACACATCCAACGTTCAATCAAGTTCAACAATCAACGGCGCCGCAGCTAACACTGCTAAATTTTATGGTGCTGTTATGGGTGTTTCCGCTACTGAAAAAACTACTGCTGAAGGAACAGCACAGAATCCAGCCCATGCAGGTTGGGTGTCAGTTAAGTATGGCACAGGTCCAGTTGTTTCTATTTCTGCATCTGGTGGTTCTGGCATCAATGCTGCTGGTTATCTTCTTCTTACAGATACATCAGCACATGGTCAAGGTACTGCTGTCAATGCTTCATTCACTATTGCTAATTCACAGAACACACTACAATCATTCTCATCTAACGCACAGCTCAATGTTATTAACACAATCACAGTTGTAAATGGTGGTTCTGGTTGGTCAAATGCTTCAGCTATCACTGTTACAACAAATGGCCCAAACATCTCACTTCCAACATTCACTGTAACTCTCGGTGGTCGTGCTGGTCGTATTAAGACTGAAACACTTGTTGCTATGGGCACAATCTCTGGTGATGATCCAAGAGATAACGTCGTATATTCTGGAGTCTAATAAATGAAAAACCTCAAGGAAGAAGTTGATATCACACCATATGTTGAAAGAGGTCTTGTTGGAGTCAATGTTGATGCTGTTCGTGACAACATCAACACATTTCTGACTGGTTCTTTGAGCAAGTGTTACATTACTCCTTATATTGCCATAGAAAAAATCAGAAAAGTTCTAGCTAACTTTCACATCTTTCTTCCTAAGACAACCTTTCTTGAGGGTGATCGTGGAGTAGAAGTATTCCAGATCAAGCAATTTGGCGAAGTCATGGGTATGAGAGATAATGGAGAAGTCGTCACAAAAGTCGATAATCCATACTCTCTCTACTTTGAATACAAGATGAATGATCGTGGTCTATTCGACGTGTTTGCAGAAATCGTAACACAAGAAGAACTAGATGATCTTCTTGATAATGTTGAAGACGATATGAATGATGAAGATATTGAAGATGAGCGTGAAGATAGACTAGACGAAGTTGCTCTTGCTGGTCCAGAAACAGGCCATAGAAGAATTTCAGGTGCACCAGACAGCGGAATGGCAATGGACTATGATGATTCTGAATCTATGCCAAAGCCAAAGATGAAACTCGTTCTACGTAAAAAAAAAGTCTAGATGAGGCTAGAGGTCTATCTAAGCCAGAACTTACAGCAATTAGACTTGCTGGTAAGATGAAACTTAGAATGAAAAAGAAGAATGCAAAAATACCACCTGAAAAGATAAAACCTCAAGATAGACCCACTAAACTCAAAGTGAAAAAATCTGCTGAATCTGCATATAAATCCATGCAGGCAGCTATGGGTAATTTTGATGATCAGTGGAGAGAATCAGAACGAAATAACTCAAATCATGCCAGCAAACAGAACTTAGAAAAGTTTGCTAATCTAGCTGATAAAGAGTTTATGGCAGCTAGAAAAGCTAAGCCAGATATGGAAAAGTATAAAGTATCTTATAATAAATATCAACAACGAAAAGAAACTATTCGTCGTATGATGAATAGATTAGAGAAAAAACTAGATGAACAATCTTTTCTAGCACATATGCCCAGAAGATATCTTGACAAATTTCCAGGTGTCAAACAAGATCCTCAAAAGGCTGCTCAATATGTGAGAGAAAGAGGAAGAAAAGCAGACGTAGCGAAACACTATATACCTTCACTAAAGAATATTATACCACGTATGAAACCACACTAAAGAGAATAATGTTTGATGATTTGAATGAAAACAATTTTCTTATCTATGCTATGAAATGCTACAATACTCCAAATTGCATCATGAGCGAATTTGAAGGAGATTTGAAGCGGATAAAGTATATCAAGAGATTGATTAGAAAATATAAAGCAACTGGTGATTTGAGAGAGCGATTGATACTAAATCATATCATTGTTCTCTCAAATGTGTTTGGAACAGAAGCAACAGTTAGAATGTTATTCTATAAGATAGACAGAGATGACTATCACATACTGAAAACATTCTTACTGTTTTTGTCTTATATGCCACAAGTTGTAATTGGTATCAGAGGAAGAAACATCAACTCAAGTGATATCACAGTTGATTTGGATGTAGGTCAAAGACTAAGAAGTATTTAAAGTATTTCATTGAAACAGGCACACAGCCATTATATACACGTTGTCAAGGGTGTCAAGAGAAAAATGAAGCGATTTGTACGAAAAATAGAGGAAGATGCACCAGCAAATTCTGCTGGTAGTGGTGGCATTGCTGGTATTGGTGTAGGTCCACAAGGTGAGCCTGGAATTACTCCTTCACGAACAAAATACAAAAAAGATAATGCACTTTTCACTAAAAAAGTCCTTAGACGCAGATTGCCACAATTGATGACAGGCATGTTTGCTGGCAATCAAACTTTCATAGTTCCTGAATCTGTCTTCTATGAAGTTTCCATGGCAAGAAAAGATGGAAAACAGTTGATGGAATTTATAAACGAAACAAGTTGTGGCAAGAGCATATATGAATATGCCAGAAAGAATCCAAAAAAACCTGTAATACTACAATGCGAGAAAACTGGATCAATGTGTTATGCTAAATACGGAAGCAAGTAACTCGGAGCCACTATCAGTGTCAGTAACAGACGAATGCGCTTATAAGAACAAGTTGGAAATTGCTTTGCTCAAAAAAGATATTGACAATATAAAAACAACTTTCCAACAATCTGAATCTTCCATTTCTAGACTTGAACAGGTAGCGATTGATATCTCTAGAAATGCTTCTCTTCATGAACAAAAGATCAACTCACAAGACAGGCTCATATCAGACATAGAGAGAGTTTTGGAAACACAAAGACAAGACAGTAATGATGAGATGCAGAAGTTGAACAATAAAATCAATACCGTGAATGTAGACTTGACTAACAAAATCAACCAATCACAACAAACGATTCTAACTGAAATACACGGACTCAAGACTGATCTTACCAACAAGATTTCCGAAATAGACATGTATCGCTACATGGTTATGGGTGCAATCGGATTGGGTGTATTTCTCCTTTCTAAAGCCATCGACATAGCCAAAATATTTCATTGACAACGTGACTCAATCAGTGTATTGTTAGCTCCATTTGACTTAATGGAAAACGGTGATGCATGACCATATTCGTAGACAGACAATATGTTTCGTTTGTTTCAAACAAACTCCAAAGGTTTGCTCAAAAGAAAGAGTTCCTTTGGACGTTTAGGTGTCCGTTCTGTGGAGATTCTAAAAAGAACAAGCTCAAGACTCGTGGATATTTCTATAGAACAAAGACAAACATCAACTATATCTGTCACAACTGCGGTGCTTCCATGTCTCTTGGTAACTTTATCAAGAGCGTTGATCCACATCTATATTCCCAGTACCAACTTGAGAAGTACAAGAATGAGAGCCATAGTAACGTAGCACGTCCAGACTTCTCTTTGGCTAAGGAACAACCTGTATTCCAAAAGAAGGTGATCAATCTACCCAAGCTATCTGAACTCGATGACAATCATCCAGCAAAACAGTATGCATTGAAGCGGAAACTACCACGTCTCAATGAATTGTACTATGCTGAAGACTTCAAGGGCTTTGCTTTGTCTATGTTTCCTGCAACATCTGATGGCATCAAAAAACTTTATGAGAACGATCAAAGAATTGTGATTCCATTTTTTGATGCTGAAAATACGTTACAAGGTGTGCAAGGTCGCACGATCTCAAACTCCAAGATTCGCTATATAACTCTGAAGATGGCTGAAGACTCTAAGAAAGTTTTTGGTCTCAACAAGATCGACTTTTCCAAAACAATTTACGTAGTAGAAGGTCCACTCGACAGTCTGTTCTTAGATAACTGCATTGCCCCTATGGATGCAGCATTGTACTCAGTGATTCAGACAGTTGGTGATCATGACTACATATTTGTTTTCGACAACGAACCACGCAACAAAGAAATCGTCAAGCACATGAGTAAAGCAGTCAAGACAGGCAAAAAGATTTGTGTGTGGCCAGCCACCATCAAGTCTAAGGACATCAATGATATGATTCTGTCTGGCATGACTTCTGATCAAATCAAATCTACAATTGATTTCAATACATTCTCTGATCTCAAAGCAAAACTTCAACTCCAACTTTATAAAAAATGTGAGGTATAATATGAGCGTTCGTCTAATCGCTATGACACAGCCTATTCTGGGTGCATTCGAAGGTAGTAAGAGTCTACTTTCTTCTGAAGACCTGGTTGCATACTGTGCTCGTGTGTCCAATCCTGCTAATCAAGAAAATTTCGATACGTCAGCCAAGCTACTCAAGTACCTCAGCAAGAACCAACACTGGAGTCCATTTGAGATGGTTCATGTTGTCATGGAAATAAATACGACTCGTGACATTGCTCGACAAATTCTTCGGCATCGATCATTCTCGTTCCAAGAGTTCTCTCAACGGTATGCTGACGCTTCACAACTTGGATTTCAGACTCGTGAAGCACGACTACAGGACACAAAGAACCGTCAAAACTCTATCGAAACAAGTGATCAGAAGATCAAAGACACATGGGAAATCAAACAACAGCAACTTATCCATGAAGCTAAATTAACATACAAGTGGGCACTAGAAAATGGTGTTGCTAAAGAACAAGCCCGTGCTGTTCTTCCAGAAGGCATCACAATGTCTCGCATGTATATGTCTGGAAGTTTACGGAGTTGGATTCATTATTGTCAGTTGCGCATGGGTAATGGTACACAGAAAGAACATCGTGAGATTGCTACAGAATGCTGGAATATCATCACAACACAATTCGCATCTATCAAGAATTTAGAGGAGTAATTTATGGCTTGTAATAAACCAGATTGCTGTGGTGGCAATTGCGGGTCACCACAGGGGTGCATCTGTCCCCCAACATCAGAACTAACCTGTCAGAATCCAAACTGTCCACGCAAAGCAAAGACAGTAAATGAGGCCACAGGATCAACAAAGAAGCTATTGCAGGAATAAGGTAGGAACAATGCTAAACAAAAAGAACAATTATGGGATGACCTCTTATCAGGAGTTCATTCATCTTTCTCGGTACTCTCGTTGGCTCCCAGAAAAGAACCGTCGTGAGACTTGGCCCGAGACTGTAGCTCGTTATTTCGATTTCTTCGAAGAGCACTTGAAGGACAACAACAAGTTTACCCTTACAAAGGAAATGCGTAAGGAACTTGAGGATGCTGTTCTTTCTATGCAGATCATGCCATCTATGCGATGCTTGATGACTGCTGGTGAAGCTCTCAAGAAGGAGAACGTAGCTGGCTATAATTGTTCTTATGTTGCTGTAGACAATCCTCGGTCATTTGATGAGATCCTTTATATCCTCATGAATGGCACAGGCGTTGGATTCTCTGTCGAACAGAAGTATGTCGATCAACTACCACTTGTCGCTGAAGAACTCCATGAGACTGACACCGTAATCGTTGTAGCAGACTCAAAGCTCGGTTGGGCTAAGGCTCTCAAGGAGCTTCTTCAGCTTCTTTATGTTGGTCAGATTCCAAAGTGGGATGTAAGCAAAGTGCGTCCTGCTGGTGCACCACTCAAGACATTTGGTGGTCGTGCATCGGGTCCTGATCCACTTGTCTCTTTGTTCCAGTTCTGCACTGCTATCTTCAAGAAGGCTGCTGGTCGTCGGCTAAC